GCTGCTCGAGCAGCGCAAGGCGGCCGGCGAGGTGTCCTGGTTCAAGTTCGAAGGCCTGAAGTTCCGGCTGGCAGACAACACGTTCTATACACCGGACTTCGCGGTGATGCTGGCGGACGGTCAGCTCCAGGCACATGAAGTCAAGGGATTCTGGGAAGACGACGCCCGGGCAAAGATCAAGATCGCGGCGGACATGTACCCGCTGCAGTTCATAGCAGTAATGCCAATACCGAAAAAAGAAGGTGGCGGCTGGAAGATAGAGGAGTTCTAAATGGCAGGCACCAAACGACCCAAGAAGCAGCACCGCAGGAGCTGGAATGCCGGCGGCGTCTTGCTGAAGTCGCAGCCCTGGAAGATTCAGGCGGTATTCAGTCCGCTTGAGCAGATCCTGAACCAGCTGGAGCAGGACGGCACAATCGACACCGCCGCAACAGACGGCGTGCCGATCTTCAAGGATAGTAGCGATGGCGCTTGGTATTGCACCGTGTCTGCCCTGAACGGCGTCATCGAGGCTTATGAAATCCACGAGCGCCGGTATGGCCGCACGCTGGCGCTGGAGCCGCTCCGGGTCCTGTCGAACAAGCTGAAGTACGGCATGCCGATCTTCCAAAGCGACACCACCGCGGCGCGCGCGTGCATGGCGCGGATGCGGGTTGAAACCATGCAGATGACGGCTGACTATGCAAAGCAGCTGATCAAAGACTTTCAGATTAAGGAAGCGCTGGAAAAGGTAGCAGCCTAGGTAGCAACGAGTAAGGCAAAAAGGGAGAAGGCGAGTGAATGCAGAAAAAACAGTAGCGCGGTACCGGGTACGCAAGGAAGACGCGGCGCCGAGCCAGATCGTGAAGCAGGACGGATTGGCTATTTGCCTGGAGTGCTGGAAGATGTGGATGGCCAGCGATGACAAAGACCTTGGGGCTTCGCGAATGAAGTTCGACTCCTACCGTGATGACGACGACAAGGAGCAGGACCGAGCCGGCTATGAGTCTGACCCATACGAGGAGCAGCGCCGGGCAGACATGAAGATCGGGCAGGCCACCGGCGCCATGATCGAGGACCTGAAGCCGGCGCACCGCTGGGCGCTCTACCGCAAGTGCGGTGTCACGACGGTGTGGAACTTCCCGTCCGTGGATTTCCTTTCCTGCTTGGCTGCTGCTCAGGCCGAGCTGGAAAGGAAGTTGCGGGTTCACATCGCGACCGCAACGCAATTTCTATGAAAGTGCTTGTAAACCCTAAGTCGCTTTGCTAACATTCAGTTACGGGGTGACTTCGCTCGCCCAGAGAAAAGTAAAGAATTCGAAAGCCAGCCTAATCAGCTGGCTTTTTTGCTTTCAGCAGTCCCGATGTCTCCTCCGATCCTCCCTGATTGGACTTCGCCCGAGGTCGAAAGACCCGCGGGCTTTTTTATACGTGCGGCCGCCAGCGCTGGTCTATTGGCGGTTTGAGTAAAGCCAGCAGTCCGCAGACGTAGCAAAGGTCGACAGCTCTCTGGCCACGCAAGTGGTTCGCTGAGCGACGCGGGCTGCGGCATTCAAAGGAACCGAAGTGCCCAAGCGTCCCAAGTCAATCTGCCGGCAGCCAGGCTGCAGCGCATTGACGGATGCGCCGGGCTACTGCGCCAAGCATGCCGGCCAGTCTTCCGGCTGGGCCAAGACCAGCAAGGGCAAGACGACTGAGCGCGGATACGGATGGGCATGGCAGAAGCGACGCGAGCGGATACTGCTCCGCGACTGCGGCTTATGCCAGGTCTGCCGGAAAGAGGGAAGAGTCAAGGAAGCAACGGACGTCGACCACATCGTGCAGAAAGCCGATGGCGGGACAGACGATGATGACAATCTGCAGTCGATCTGCCGCGACTGCCACAAGGCGAAGACGGCGGCGGACCGGGGCAGGGGGTGGGGGCATCGAAAGTCTGGGGCTTTTGGTCCCTGACCGACCGGTTCCTCGAATTTTTACGACCGCGAAATTAAAAATCCAAAGGTTGGCCCATGGGAGGGATTGCCAAGGTACCGGGCCGTGGCAGGAAACCCAAGCCGACGGCCCGCAAGGAAGCAGCCGGGAACCCCGGCAAGCGCGCACTGAACAAGGATGAGCCGGACTTCGGCGCCGTCACCGACATCGGCGCGCCGGAGTGGATCATCGGGCACGCCCGCGAGATGTGGGAGCGGCTCGTTCCGCTTCTGTGCGGTCAGAAGGTGCTGCAGATGACCGACTTGCACAACGTCGAGATTTTCTGCACTGCCTATGGCAACTGGCGTGAGGCTCAGAAGGAAGTCGCGAAAAACGGAATCGTGGTGATGGGTGCCCAGGGCGGCCCGACCAAGAACCCGGCGCTGACTGCGGTCAACGAGGCCGCGCGCCAGATGGCGACCTTCGGCGCGATGCTCGGTCTGGATCCAACCAGCCGTTCGCGGCTGATGGGCGGCGGGAACAAGAAACCGGATAACCCATTCGGGGCGCTGTTGAATGGTTAAGGTCAAGGAACAATACCCGCGAGTCGAGGCCGGGCTGAAGTGGGCGCGCGACGTCATCGCAGGCAAGGTTCCGGCATGCCGCTATGTGAAGCAGGCATGCAAACGTCACTTCGATGACATGGCGGAGAGCCGGTCGAAGACGTTCAAGTACCGATTTGACCCGGCGGCCGCCGAGCGCAAGCTGAAGCTGATCGAGCTCATGCCCCATACAAAGGGCGAATGGGCGTTCAAGCGACAGCTCGTCACGCTGGAGCCGTGGCAGAAGTTTGGCCTGGCGGTCACCTTCGGCTGGAAACGGAAGAAGGACGGCCTCCGCCGGTTCCGCGAGAGCTACTGGGAAGTGCCCCGGAAAAACGGGAAAAGCGTCATCGCCGCCGGCGTCGGTATCTCGATGTTCATCCTGGACGACGAGTTTGGCGCTGAAGTGTACGCCGGGGCGACCACTGAGAAGCAGGCTTGGGAGGTGTTCCGGCCGGCGCGCCTGATGGTCAAGCGCTCTCCGATGCTAATCGAGGCGGCGGGCATTGAAGTCAACGCCCAGAACATGAACAAGCCCGAGGACGGCAGTCGGTTCGAGCCGCTGATTGGCAACCCGGGTGACGGCGCGTCGCCTTCCTGTGCGATCGTCGACGAGTACCACGAGCACGACAGCGCGTCTCTTTACGAGACCATGCTGACCGGCATGGGTGCGCGCCGCCAGGCACTGATGTTTATCATCACGACCGCCGGCGCGAACATCGAGGGACCGTGCTACGACAAGCGCCGGCAGGTGGTCGAGATGCTGGAAGGGACGGTTCCTGATGAGGAGCTGTTCGGCTGGATTTTCACGATCGACGAGGGCGACAGTTGGACCGATCCGAAGGTGCTGGCGAAAGCCAATCCCAACATCGGCGTTTCGGTGTTTCAGGAGTATTTGGAAAGCCAGCAGCAGCGAGCTATTCGCAGCGCGCGATTCACCAATACGTTCAAAACCAAGCATTTGAACGTGTGGACGTCGGCGAAAGCGGGCTATTTCAATCTGGAAAGCTGGAAGGCCTGCGAGGACCGGTCGTTACGACTTGAGCAGTTCGAAGGTCACGAATGCAATCTGGGCTTCGACTTGTCGAAAAAGCTGGATTTAACGGCAATGGCGAGGCTGTTCTGGCGGGACATTGGCGGAAAACGACACTATTACAGCGTCGCGCCGCGGTTCTGGGTGCCGGAAGACACGGTTACGAACACGGACAACCGCCGGATGGCTGAACGCTATCAGGCTTGGGTGAACACTGGCGACCTAATCGCGACTGACGGCGCGGAGATCGACTACCGGGAAATTCTCGCTGAAGCGATCGAGGCGAACAAGCTGGCGCCGGTGCAGGCCAGCCCAATCGACCCGCATGGCGCGACCAACTTGGCGCACCAGCTGGACGACGAGGGCTTGACGCCCATTACGGTGACGCAGAACTACACCAACATGAGCGACCCGATGAAGGAGCTCGAGGCGGCGATTTTGAGCGGGCGCTTCCATCATGACGGCAATCCCATCATGACCTGGTGCGTCAGCAACGTGATCGGCAAGAACCTACCGGGGAATGATGACGTTGTCCGGCCGATCAAGCAGGGCAACGACAACAAGATTGACGGCGCGGTGGCGCTGATTATGGCGATCGGGCGCGCAATGGCGAACGATTCTGATGCAATTGACCAAGGATTTGTCTCTCTCTGATGCTGAATATTCTCAAAAAATGGTTCCCAGGCAGAGCCATGGGAGAAGACGCGTCGGTGCAGAACGCAGCGACCCTCATCCGGTCGAGTGATCCGCAGGTCGTGCAGCTGCTCGGCGGCGAGCGTTCGGCTGCTGGCTTCTCCGTAACACCGGAGACTTCCATGCGGGTTTCCGCCGTCTATGCGTGCGTCCGCCTGCTGGCTGGGGCGCTTGCCTCCCTGCCGGTCTCCATCTACAAGGAGACAGACAAGGGGCGCGAAAGCATTTCTCCCGATTTGTGGTGGCTGCTCAATGAGCAACCGTGCCCGGCATGGACCGCCGCTGCTTTCTGGGAATGGATCATGATGTCCATCCTGCTCCGAGGCGACGGTTTTGCCGAGATTCTCCGCAAAGGGGCGGGTATCGCTGGATTCAAGCCGCTCCATCCTGACTTCGTGGCTGTGTCCAGGGTGGGTGACTTTCTGGTTTACACGGTGACGGATGAGGTGACTGGTGCTGTCCGCGCGCTGCATCAGGACGACATCCTCCACTTCCCGGGTTTCGGCTTCAATGGGCTCCGGTCCATGTCAGTGATTCAATGGGCGGCTTTCCAGTCGATTGGCGTTGCACTGGCGACAGACACGCAGGCAGGCAAGATGTTCGCCAACGGCGCATCGCCAAAGCACGCGATTCTGGCGTCAGGGAAGATGACGCCAGACGCCATCGAAAACCTCAAGCGCGAGTATGCGACGAAGCAGGCCGGGGCGGATGCCGCCGGAAAGCCGCTGGTGCTGACCGAAGGACTCACCGTCAAGGAAATGAGCCTCAGCGCGGTCGACGCGCAGCTGCTGGAATCTCGCAAGTTTCAGGTAATCGACATCGCCCGGGCGTTCGGAGTGCCGCCGCACATGATCGGCGCGCAGGAAACGACTACCTCTTGGGGCACCGGCGTCGAGCAGATGACGATCGGCTTCCTAAAGTTCTCGCTGAATCCGTATGTGACGCGCAATCGTCAGGAACTGAACCGTAAGCTTTTCCGCCGCGCTTCGCCGTTCGTCGAGCACAAGCTCGAGGCGCTCCTCGCGGGCGACTCCAAGGCAGAGGGCGAGTACATGCGGCAGGCAGTCGGCGGCTCGCAAGGTCCTGGATGGATGACCATCAACGAGGTCCGGAAGGTAAAAAACATGCCGCCGATCATCGGAGGCGATGCTCTGTACGACCCGACCAAGCAAGCAAAGGCCGCTCCCGAGCCGCCGCGCCGGGAACCGCAGCAGCCAAAACAACCCGATCAGCCGCCTGGCGAAAGCGAATAACCGAAAGGGCAACATGAAAAAGCTAGTCCAACTGATTCGTAACAACGCCAGCCGTGAGCCGGCCAAGGTCCGTGCCGAAGGTGACGAAACTACGATCTACCTCTACGACGTCATCGACGACTATTGGGGCGTGAGCGCCGCAGACATCACCAAGGCGCTGTCCGAACTGAAAGGCAAGTCTGTTTCGCTGCGCATTAACTCGCCCGGTGGCGACGTTTTTGCCGGCCGCGCGATGGCCACAGCCATTGCCCAGCATGGCGACGTGACTGCCTACATCGACGGCTTGGCCGCTAGCGCAGCCACCTATGTTGCGATCGCAGCAAAGAACGTGGTGATGGCTGATGGCGGCTTTTTCATGATCCACAACGCTTGGACCATGGCTTACGGCAACAAGCATGAGCTGAAAGAAACCGCCGGCCTGCTGGACAAGATCGATCAGACCATCGTGAACGACTACGCCAAGAAAAGCGGCAAGTCGGCCGACGAGATCGTGGCATGGATGGATGCTGAGACTTGGTTCACCGCCCAAGAGGCGCTTGATAACGGCTTCGTTAATTCGGTCACCACCGCCGCCAAGGCAGAAAACAAATGGGATCTCTCGGCCTATGCAAATGCGCCGAAGATCGAACGCACGCAGGACGATTCCCAGAACTGGGATGCAGTCCGTCAGCGCAACCTGAACCGGCTGCGCTTGCACGAAATCGGATAACGCGCTCGCGCAATCCCGATGACAGCCGCCTAGTGCGGCTTTTTTTACGACCTGTAGAAAGGAAACAGCATGAAGTCTATTCAAGCATTGCGCGAGCAACGTCAGCAACTCGCGAAAGAAGCCCGCAACCAGCTGGAGCAGAAGGGCGACCGCGCATGGTCAAAGGAAGACCAGACCGCATTCGACAACCGTGCCGAGCAGATCGAGGCGATTGACGCTGAAATTACTGCTGTCCAGGCGGTTCTCGAGCTCGAAGCGGAGCAGAACGTCCGTGACGTTGAACAATTCCGTGTGAAGCCGACCGCCGCTGAAGACAAAGCTCGCCAGCTCTTCGCAAAGCTCCTGCGCGAAGGCCCGACGGTTCTCTCGCGTGACGAGCTCATGCAGATCCGCAACACCATGTCCACCGGCACCGGCAACCAGGGCGGTTATACCGTTCAGTCCGACATCGCCAAGGAACTGGTCGATGCCATCGCCACCTACGCCGGCATGCGTAACGTCGCAAGCCGTATCGTGACCGCCACCGGCGCGCCGCTCTCCTACCCATCCAGTGATGGCACCGCGGAGGAAGGCGAAATCGTGGCGGAAAACCAGACTGCCGCCGCTGCAGACCCGACATTCGGCACCGTTGGCTTGAACACCTACAAGTTCGGTTCCAAGTCGATTGCTATCCCGATCGAGCTCGTGATGGATTCGTCCATCGACATCATCGCGATGGTCTACAAGCGGGTGCGCGACCGCATCGGCCGTATCCAGAACCGCAAATTCACTGTTGGCACCAACTCCGGTGAGCCGAACGGTCTGGTGACTGCCGCAACCGTCGGCAAGACGGGCGCAACCGGCCAGACCGTGACCGTGCTCTATGACGACCTGGTCGACCTGATTGAATCTGTGGACGATGGTTACGAAGGTCGGAAGTTCACCTTTGCCCAGCCCACTCGCAAGGTGATCCGCAAGCTGAAGGACACTGCTGGCCGTCCGATCTGGGCGCCGTCCTATGAGGCTGGCATTTCTGCCGGTCTGGCGGACGAACTGCTGGGTCACCCGATTCAGATCAATAACCACATGCCCTCGCCGGCCGCGAATGCAAAGTCCATCGCATTCGGCAAGCTGGACGAGTACATGATTCGCGACGCGATGGAAGTCACCCTGTTCCGCTTCGAGGACTCGGCCTACATCTCCAAGGGCCAAATCGGCTTCCTGGCATGGGCCCGCGCCGGCGGCAACCTGCTCGACACAGGCGCCGTTAAAACTTACCAGCACTCGGCCACCTAACCGCGGCTAACGGGAGGGGCGGCTTCGGCCGCCCTTTTTCATCTCCAGAAAATAGAAGGGACTGAACATGGCATCAAAGCAAGTTCGAATTCTGGCCGATACCACGGTGGACGGCATCGGCTACAAAGCAAATCAAGTCATCGAGGTGGACGAGAAGATCGTCAAGAACCTGGAAGGTGCTGGCGCTGCTGACAGCAACAAGGAAGCAGTCGCGTACTGCACGACTGAACTGGGTGCCAAGGTGATCAAGCACGCCGACGAAGTCGCCAAGCTGGCCAAGGAAGCCAAGGCCGTCGGCGACGAGGCCGCTAAGTAACAGGAGCGCCCCGTGCCAAGCAAACTCATCACCGCGCCGACGGCCGAGCCGATCACGCTGGCTGAAGCGAAGGCGCATCTGCGTGTCGACTCGACTGACGAAGACGCGCTGATCACGGCGCTCATCGTGGCCGCCCGCCAAGGCGCGGAGACCGCGACCGGCCGCGCGCTGCTTCCTCAGACATGGGAGCTGGCGCTGGATGAGTTTGCAACAGAAGTTCGGCTGTCGCGGGCGCCGGTATCCGCTGTCGACAGCGTAAAGTACGTCGACACAGACGGCGTTCTCCAGGTGCTCGACCCTGCCGCATATCTGCTGGACAGCCACAGCGAGCCGGCCCGCCTAACCGCGCAGTTCGGCGCGTCTTGGCCGGCGACGCGGTCACAGGCTAATGCTGTGCTGATCCGCTACGTCGCCGGGTATGCAAACGCGGCCGCAGTGCCCCAGGAGATCAAGCAATGGATGCTCCTGCGAATCGGCATGCTGTACGAGAACCGTGAAAGCGTCGCCGCCGGCGTCTCTTTGGCAGAAATGCCATTTGTGGACTGCCTTCTCGACGCGTACCGGATCTGGAGCCTGTAATGCGTGCGGGCTCCCTCCGGAACAAGGTCGTTATCCAGCAGCAAGCCAGCACGACGGATGACTATGGGCAGCCGGCCAGCACATGGACCGACGTCGCCACAGTCTGGGCTGACATCCGTCACCAAAGCGGGCTTGAGTCGATCAAAGCCGACTCGCCGGCGAGCGTGGTGAAGGCAAGCATCAGAATTCGGTACCGGACAGACATCACGGCGGGAATGCGCGCGGTGCATGGCACGACTGTTTACGACATTCTGGCGCCGCTGCCGGACGCCAGCGGCAAGCAGTACACCGATCTGGCATGCCAGGTGGTGTCATGAAGAGCCGGAATGGCATTCACGCGCTATCCGGTCAGAATTCATTCAGCATCGATATAGACACTTCCAGCCTGGATGCATACATCGATCAGCTGGCAGACAACGCCGAAGAGGCGGCGCGGCCGGCGGCCCAAGCAGCGGCTCAGGTTCTGTATGACGCAGTGAAGGAAAACGTCGCGGCGATCGGGAAGAAAACCGGCAACCTTGACCGCTCGATTTACCAAGCCTACAGCGAAAGCAACAGCCGGCCGGGTGTGGCCACCTATCACGTGAGCTGGAATCACAAGAAGGCGCCGCATGGGCACCTCTTGGAGTACGGATATATCCAGCGGTATGAGACGCGAGTTGGCAAGGACGGGCGGTGGTACACGCTTGTGAGGCCTGAGAAGAAGGGCACACCGAAGCCCGCCCGGCGTGCGTCGCAAGCGGAAAAGGACGCCTATTACGTGCTGCGGCAAGGCGGTCCGGTGCAGTGGCTTGGGAAAGCCTTCATCCGGCGCGCCGCGTCGCGCACCCCGCAAGCCATCGCCGCAGCCGAGGCGGAGCTGCTGAAGAGGATTAACGCCAAATGACCGTTGAAGTCGATCTGCGGAACGTGCTGTTGCCGCTTTGCCCGCGAGTTTTCCCCGACGTCGCGCCGACGGCGACCGTCCGGCCGTATGTCACCTATCAGCAGATCGGCGGCCAGGTGATCAACCCGCTGGGCAACGAGGTGCCGAACAAGCAGAACGGGGAATTCCAGATCAACGTCTGGGCGGACACCCGTAAGCAGGCAAGTGAACTGGTCCTGCAGATTGAAGCCGTGCTGCGTCAAGCGACGCAGTTCGTCGCCCGGCCGTTGTCGGCACCGGTTTCCGACTATGACCCCGACATGCTGCTCTATGGCTCGTCGCAGGACTTCAGCATCTGGTCGGACCGATAGCAGTACAGATTAGTGCCCGCAAGGGCGTCAACCACCGCCGCCTTCTGGCGGTTTTTTTTCGTCCAATGAAAGGCAAACAAGATGGCTTACTACTTTCCCGAGGGCTCGCAGCAGCAGTTCTCCAACACTTTCGCAGCTGCGAAGACAATTTCGGCGATCACCAACGCCAATCCTGCGGTCGCGACAGCGAATGCCCACGGCTACGCCACTGGCGACGAAATTCTGCTGACCTCCGGCTGGGAAGACGCAACGGACAGCGTCTATAAAGTCGAGGTGGTCGACGCCAACAGCTTCAAGATTGTCGACCTCGACACCAGCGACGTTTCGTTCTTCCCCGCCGGCGGTGGCGCCGGTACCGCTCAGAAGATCAGCGGCTGGGCAACAATGCCGCAGGTCCTGACCGTCGGCTCGTCCGGTGGTGATCCGCGCTTCACCGATGTCAACCCGCTGGCCAAGCGCAACGGCATCCGCATTCCTACCGGCTTCAACGCAACCAGCATCACGCTGTCGCTCGCGTACGACCCGAACAACGCCAATTACAAGGCGATGCTCGCGATTTCCCGCACGCTCAAGAAGGTGGCATTCAAGCAGGTCATTTCCGGTGGCGCTGTCACCTACGGCTACGGCTACATGAGCGTTTCCGAAATGCCGCAGATGAATAACAACCAGGTGCTGACAGTCCAGGCTGCGATGACCATCCTGGGCCGCTCCATCTCCTACGCATCCTAATCGGGCATCAGCCCAAACCGAGCACCGACCGGACTGCTGTCTTCCTTCGCGGGAAGCGGCGGTTCGGCACGGGCAATAACCTCCCGCGAAAGGTAAAAAATGTCTACAAAGATCACACTCGGCGCCCGTCCCAAGACCTTCAAACCCATGACCCTCACTGTCGCGCTGCCGGCAGGTGGAGAAGGACAGCTTCCGGTGACCTTCAACTATTTCACAAAGACCGAAAGCGGCAAGCTGTTCGACGAGTTGGTGGAAGAAGCTAAGGCCAAAGACGCTTCCGTCGAAGGCGCCGATTCCGCGGGCTTTTCCCTGGAAACGGTGATGAGCAAGACCCGCGACCACAACGCCAAGTACATGGCGCGTGTGCTCAATACATGGGGCCTCGATGAGCCGCTGTCACTGGAGTCGCTTCAGCAGCTCGATGACGAGATTCCGGCCGCATCCGTTGCGATCATGGAAGCCTTCCGGAACGCAACGCAGCAGGGCCGCCTGGGAAACTAAGGGAAGCGGCGGCCGCATTCTACGGTCGTGAAGAGAAGGGGGCGCCCGGCAACCCCTTCATTGCGGCGATCGTCGCTGTCACCAAGCAGAAGCAGTCGGATGTCTTTGAGGTGTGGCCGGAAAACTGGCGAGCCTTTCAACTGTTCGTCTCCCTTGAAACGCAGTGGCGGGTCATCCCCGGCGGATACGTCGGCCTTGATTACAACGTCCTGTACAAGAAGATGGATCGGCTCGGCTTAAGCCCGGCCGAGTACGACCAGCTGGAAGAAGACATCCAATTGATGGAGCTGGAAGCTCTGTCACACATCAACAAAAAACCCGAAGCCCCTTGACCGGGGCTTTTTCATTGGACGGCCATGACTGATAGCAAAAAAATTCAGCTAGAGACCTCGCTTGATGCCACCGGCGTCAGGACGGGCGCCAACGAGGTCAAGCGTGAAGTTCAGTCGATGGCGCAGTCCGTCACCCAAGCCAGCCAGGCGGCCGGCAAAGCGGTCGACAGTATCGGTAACGGTGGCGCCGCATCTGCAAAGAAGGTCGAGTCCGCTACGAACTCCATGATTCAGTCGATCCAGCGGACGACTGCACTCATGGAGGCTGGATCCAAGACCAGTGCGAAATATTACGAGACGCTCGCGTCACAGCGCGGCGTTGATGTCAGTGCCTTGCGGCCGTATCTCGACCAGCTTGACGCTGTCGCCGCAAAGCAAAGGCAGGCGCAGCAGGCTCTAGGTGCGACCGATAACGGGCTGAAGGGTGTTGGCATTTCTGCCGCCCAGACGGCCAATGCGCTCCGCATGGTGCCCGCCCAGCTGACGGACATCGTAACGAGCTTGGCCAGTGGACAGGCGCCGCTGACCGTTCTCATTCAGCAGGGCGGCCAGCTCAAAGACTCGTTCGGCGGTATTGTGCCGGCCGCGCGCGCCCTAGGCAGCTATGTCGCTGGCTTGGTCAACCCTCTCACATTGGCCGCAGCTGCGGCCGGAACACTGGCAGTCGCCTATAACCAGGGCAGCAAAGAGGCTGACGCCTACAGCCGCGCGCTCGTTCTCACCGGAAATGCGGCGGGCACGACGGCTGGACTGTTGACGCTATCCGCGCAAAACATCAGCCGTTTCACCGGCACGCAATCTCAGGCCGCCGCGGCTCTGGCTGAACTGGCCGGCACCGGCCGCATTGCTGGCACCAACCTCGAGTATTTCTCCCGTGTGGCGGTTCAGATGGAGAAATCCGTCGGCCAAAGCGTGGCCGAGACCGCAAAGGACCTGGCCGAACTCGGCAAGTCTCCGGTGGAAGCGAGCGAAAGGCTCAACGAAAAGTATCGTTACCTTACCGCAACCGTCTATGAGCAGATTCAGGCGCTGCAGGATCAAGGTAAGACTGAAGAGGCGGCCGCTCTGGCGCAGCAGACCTATGCCAAAGCATTCGATGATCGCACCAAGGAATTGAAGAGCAACCTCGGCGTCATCGAGAGCGCTTGGGGATCGGTCATTGGCGCAGCCAAGAAGGGGTGGGATGCAATCCTTGACGTCGGCCGGAAAGAGACACTGCAGGAAAAGCTGACCGGTGTTTCTGAGCAAATCCGCACCTACAACCCGTTCGCAATCTTCGGCCCGAGCCTTGACCAGCTGAAGCAACAGCAGGCAGCCATTCAGGAGATGATCCGCTTGGAACGGCAGGGCGCAACCGCTGCAGCGGATAACGCGCGTCAGAACGAGGCGCGTATTGCCTGGATGAAAGACGGTGACAAGTATCTGTCACGCGCCGCCCAGATGGAAAAGGAAATCAATGTCGCGCGCGAGCAGGGAATCCGTGCCGGCGTTTCCCAAGCGGAAATCGAAACCCGCGTAGGCGAGATCCGCAAGAAGTATTCGGACATCTTCAACGATGGCGTCAATTCTCAGATTGAAGCGCTGAAGCAGCGTAGCCAGATCGAGGAAGTGCTGGCGCAGCGCTCGCTTGAGCAGCTGCAGGCGAACAAATCTCTCGGCCTGGTCAGCGAACGCGACTACATTGAGCAGGTCGCCAAGATTGAACTGGATGCGTTCGACAAGAAGCGGAAGAATCTTGAGGCTGAACTGTCCTTCGCCGCCGGCAAGCAGAACAGCTTGAAAGAACAGGCAGCTTTGTCTGGGCAGCTGGCAATTCTAGACGAGCAGCGGCTGACTCGAAGCATCAAGTTGAGCAACGATCTCGCAATCCTTGAGGACAAGCGTAAGAAGCAAGCCCAGAACGTCATCACCGACCAGCTCATTGAAGATGAGAAGGCGCGCGCCGACTACGATCGCAGGTACGGCGAAAGCATGAACTCAGCCATCAAGCTGGTGAACGACTACGGCCGGGCGATTGATGAAAACAATGCACTGACGGCATATGAGATCACCCTGCTTGGCCAGACTGAGACGTCGCGGAATACCGCGCTTTCCCAATACCGGATCCAGCTGGACCTCGAAAAGGAAATTCTGCGCATCAAAGAGCTGGGCCTCACCGCAGAGGATCAGGCGCAGCAGATCGCACGCGCGCGCGAGGCGGCCGCCCGGGCAAGCGAAGGGGCAACCACCCGGGTAACGCTCGACTATTGGAGACGGATCAACGAGGACATCAGTCGCAGCCTTACCGATGAACTGGTCCGCGGCGGCAAAAATGCTGGCCAGTTGATCATGAATTACTTCAAGACCCTAACGCTCAGGCCGGTAATCGAAGCTTTCCTTTCCCCGATTTCCGGTGCAATCACGGCTGCGTTCCTCCCGACTGCTGCTCAGGCGGTGAGCACCGGCAATTCCACCATGGGCATGGCGTCTAATCTGTACTCGGCAGGCAGTGCGGCCTACTCAGCATACGGCGGTCTGGCAGGCTTCTACGGTGGTTTCACCGGTGCGGCGGGCACCAACACGGCCAATGCCGCGATGCTCGCCTATGCGCAGCAGACAGGCAATCTGTCAACGTCGGCTGCCCTGGGCTCGCAAGCTGGCAGTTATGCCGGTGCAGTAGGCAGCGCGGCGACTGTAGCCGCGGGAGTCGCCGGCGGAGTGTACGGTGGTCGGGCTATCTCGAATGGTTATTCGGCTTGGGGATCGGGTTCGGGCAACTCAGCGGTAAACAGCGGCACTGCGGCGGGCGCGGCAGTCGGCACCTACATCTTGCCCGGCATCGGAACTGCTATTGGCGCTTTGATTGGTGGTCTTCTCGGTGGCATCGTGAACCGCGGCTTCGGTGACAAAGTTGTCGGCAACGGGATTATGGGCTCTGTCAAAGGCGGGGACTTTTCTGGAAACTTCTACGAATTCAGCAAGGGTGGCTGGTTCGGTGGTAACGACGGCACCGAAACATTTGCGCTAGAAAAGAAGACAGCGGACAGCTTTGATTTCGCGGCAGAAAGCCTGCAAAAGACCTTCGCCGACCTTGGCAAGACGGTTGGCGCCGGCGGCGAAACGATGAAGAACTTTGCCTACGACTTCCGCCTGGCGCTGAAGGACTTTGATGACGCCGGCAAAGAGAAGGAGATTGCACGCCTGATGTCTGCAATGGCTGACAGCGCAGCGCTGCAGTTCGTTGACAACTTCCGCACGACGATCGACATCGGATTGAAGGAGTACCAAGCCTACTTCACGAACACAATCGATGGACAGCGCGAATTCAACTTTAAAGGATTGAAAGCCCAAGAGCGCCTTAGCAGTCCTCTCGATCCGTACATTGAGGATATGGTCCGGATCTTTGACACGTTCAGAGAGAGCATCAAGGGCGTAGAGGGAACGGAAGGGCAGCTTTCCGCTTTCGTCACCCAGCTTTTCAACTTCGGTGACGCACTGGTCGAGAACAAGGGCTATCTGGCGCAGTTTGGCGAAGCACTGGACTTCGACAAGCTGGAAGCGGCCGCCAATCGCGGTGAGTCGGTATTTGACACGTTTGCTCGCTTGAACAGCGTCTTTGCCGTTACCAATGACCTGGCGCTGACGCTCGGTCGAGAATTGACATCTGGATTCGGTGCCATTGGGCTCGCCAGCACCGCAGCGCGCGAGAGCCTGATTGCGGCTGCGGGTGGCATTGAGGCGCTTTCGTCGCAAACCGCCTTCTACGCTCAGAACTTTCTGTCGGCGGAGCAGCAAGAGGCCTTGGCGCGCAAGCAACTCAAGAACGCGCTTGACCCGGTAGGATTGGGCGACATCGACACCAAGGACGAGTACACCACGAAGGTGGGCGAACTCTTCGGAAAGACGGACGAAGCCAGCCAGAAGCTTCTGGCTACGCTGCTGCAGCTTGGCCCGGCCATCCTGAACGTGTCGAACTACACCCAGGCGGCGGCTGACAAAGCTATCGAGGATGCAAAAGCGGCAGCAGATGCACAGGCAGCGGCGGCACAAGCTGCAAAAGAAGCGGCACAGGCTTCCTTGCAGGCAGTGCTGGACAAAGCGATGGAAGGCGTTTCCGCAGCCATGTCTGGTGTGCAGCGTGCAGTAGATGCGGAGCGCACCGCGGCGACCAATGCTTACAACGCAGCGGTCAAGGACTTCAACAAGCAGATTCAGGACATCAACGGTTCGGTTGGCAAGCTTTCGAGCCTGTCGAGCAATCTGAAGTCGACGCTGGGCAGCATGCGGCTTGATTCGCAGCTCGGCATGGAGAAAGCCGCGGCATCGGCGCAGATCCAGGCGGCTCTGGCGATTGCGAAAGCTGGCGGTGTCCTCCCGGATGCTGACGCGCTGCAGCAGGCATTGTCGATCGCGGCGCAGTCGAACGAAGACCTGTACGCAACTTTTGCTGAGGCTCAGTTTGCCTACCTGAAGGACAAGGCGGCGATCGGCGAACTGGCGAAACTGACGGATTCCGCTCTGTCGGTGGAAGAGCAGACACTGAAATCGTTGCAGGACCAGTTGGGGGTGACCGAGCAGGCCTACCAGGCAGAGATGGAGCGCCTGGACGGTGTGCTGGAGTACGCACAACAGCAAGTCGACATCCTCAACGGCATCGATACATCGGTGAAATCTGTGGGTTCGGCAATCGCCAATCTACAAATTAAGATCAGCGCAGCGGCCGGCGCGCAGGCTCAAGTCGGCAACTCGTCGGGCAGCACGGCACCGTCGATCACCGGCCTGTACAGCAACATCCTCGGCCGCGAGGCAGATGCGGCTGGCGCTGCCTTCTGGCAGAACGCGATGATTGTCGACCCGAAGTCATGGGATGCGCACGTAACTGACTTCCTCAAGGCGGCGGTGGCGACCGGCGGTGCTGATGCCATCAGTGCAATCGACTACGCCCGCGAGCACGGCATTCCAGGCTTCGCCGGCGGCGGCTCCCATTTCGGCGGGTTGCGGCTCGTCGGCGAGAACGGCCCGGAGATCGAGGCCACCGGTCCGGCGCGTATCTTCAACGCGTCGCAGACAGCCGACATTCTGCGTGGCGCTACCGGCAACAACGAACTTGCGGCGGAAATCAGGGCAGTGCTTGCCGACAACGAGCAGCTCCGCAAAGACTTGAAGGAAGTGCTCGATCGGGTTGCTGAGAGCTCGGAAAGGACTGCGGACATTATCGAGAACGTAACTGATGGCGGTAACGCCATGCGCACCGAGGAGTTGGCATGACAGCGAGCGCGAGGGTAATGGTGCCGATTGAGATCACTCCCAGCATGATCAAGTCCGGTACCACGATAGCGGAGCCGGACCTGACTGCTGGGGAGGAAGCCTGGGTGTCTGGTGCCAACATCACAGTTGGGCTAGAGCGGACTTACAGCGGATCGGTGTACAAATGCATCCAGGCGCACAACGCGCGCACGGCGACGCCGGACATCGACACCGATTACTGGACCCGCATGCGGCCGACAAACCGCATGGCACCCTTCGATGACTATTCAACCACCAAGGCGGTATCGACGGGCTCGCTGACGTTCGTGCTGCAGCCTGGCTTCCTGAACGGCTTGGCGATCTATGGACTTGAGGGGGCTGCCTACGACATCGTCGTGAAGAGCGCGCCGGGCGGGACAGTGTTGCGCTCATGGAGCGGCGATCTTTACGACCAAGCCACCGGCTTCTACGAACTGCTGTATGCCCCTTTGCTGCCATTGACACAGATGTCGTTCGATGACATCCCGCTGGCGCCGAATGCTGAGGTGACTATCACCATCTCATCGAGCCTCGGACAGCGGGTGGCGCTTGGAGTGATCAAAGTCGGCGACTGGCGGCAATTCCTTGGTGACGGGGAGTTCGGCGGCACACAGTACGGCGCTCAGTCCGACCGCAAGACTTACACCCACCGCAAATACAACGCCGATGGCACATACACGATTCAACGGCGGCCGAGCAGCCGCAACGTCAGCTGCAGCGTGGTGATTGACGCTGAGCAGGCGATGTATGCAGATGCAATTCTGGGCGAGATCGAGGACACTGCAGTGCCATTCGAGGCAAGCAATCTGCCCAGGTATGGTTACCTCAACACGCTGGGCTTCGTCTCCGGCAGCATCCGCGCTGACGACTTTGGCACGACATCAATCAATCTGAAGATCGAAGGGAATATCTGATGGCAATCACCCCAGTACCAAGCATGACCGATACGCCGGAGTTTCCTTCGCTGGCGGATCGGGCGGCAGGCACCTACAACAGCAAGGCCTATGACTTCGGCACCCACATGGCCAACGTGTTCAATGCCGAATTACTGGCGGTGGCGCTGAGTGCCTACAACAATGCATTGGCCGCCGCACAAGGATCGACTGATGCTGGAACCTATGCGGCAAATGCAGCCGCAGCAGCAGCCTCCGCAGCAGCGACAGCAGGTGCAACCAAATGGGTAAGCGGCAGCTATGCAGAGGGCGCCGCAGTCTGGTCGCCGACAGACGGGCAGACGTATCGCAGGAAGGCTCCGGGCGGTGCTTCGCCTACTGATCCGGCGGCAGACTCGACTAACTGGAATTTCCTTGGCGGAGTAGCCAGCGTCAACGGTCAAAAGGGTGCGGTTACTGGAATTGCGACCACTACGGCAAACACTTTCACCGGCAGGCAGACCATGTCGGGCGCTGCGATAGACCAGGCTAAGGGGGCAAACATTGCCAGTGCGGCGACTGTCAACCTCGACACCGCAACTGGCAATCTTGTGCACATCACAGGCACGACGACGATTACTGCTATCACGCTGGCGTCTGGCGCTGAACGCGACGTGGTGTTTGATGGTGCGTTGTTGCTGACGCATAACGCAACAACGCTGATTCTTCCGGGCGGCGCGAACATCACCACAGCGGCTGGTGACAGGGCGACATTCCGCGGCGACGGTTCTGGCAATGTCCGGTGCATGCACTACACGAAGGCCAACGGGCAGCCGATTGTTGCTCCGGCCTCTACATCTGGATTGGTTCTGATTAGCACAGCCAGTGCGTCAGGTGTGGCAGCTATCGACTTTACCGGAATCGATAGCACCTACGATGAGTATATGGTTGAGATTCTTAGTGCCATTCCAGCTTCCGCCGCAGTGACACTCCAAATGCTTGCGTCCTCAGACAACGGTGCCTCGTTTAGCGGGGGAGGAACGGCATATAAATGGGCAATGCAGGGATACGGAACGAACGGTTCCGGATTGGCGAACTCTTCTGATGGCTCTAACTTGATATTGCTCTCAAACGCCATTAACGGGGGCTCAGGAGCAAGCTTCTCGATTCGGATTGTTCGCCCAAGCGTAGCTCAGCCATGCGACTTCTTCTGGACAGGGTGTGGCAATGTCACCTCGAACTATCTGCATGCATACCAGGGTGCGGGACGACACAACGCGTCCGTTGCGGTAAATGCAATCCGCTTCTACTTCAGTTCCGGGAATATCGCGAGCGGACTTTTTAAACTGTATGGGCTGAGAAAGACGGTGTAACTATGGCGATGACAAAACTCGTAAATGGCGTGGCTGTCGCTATGACGGCGGCTGAGGAATCAGCATTTCTCGATAAACAATTGGCGAATGTGCCTACGCCTGAGCAGCAAGAGGCCGAACTGGTCAAGACATACGACGGTATCGTTCAGGGCCATCTCGACGCTGTGGCGCGGTCCTTCGGCTACGGTGACCCTAACCGTCCTGAAGTCTCTCCCATCCTGCACGCGATCAGCTATGCCGAGGAACCGGCAGTAGAGCGGTTCATGAACGAGGGCAGGGCACTTAGAGCTTGGCGCTCGCTGGTATGGGTGACTGCTGCGGGCATCCTCAATGCCGTTAAGTCGGGCACCAGGGCGATTCCGACGGAAGCCGAGCTGCTGGCTGAATTACCTGCTCCACCGATACAAGAACCTCTCTAACCTACCGGCCCGCCAAGTGCGGGCCTTTTTTTTGGGCTCGACATGAACCTGAAGCACATAAAGAAGACGGTAGGGCGGCTGTTCTGGCGGTCGGAGACGGAGCTGCTGCATCTGATTCTGGCGACTGCCTCGCTCGGCTGGTTTATCGCGCTGCTGGCGCTGGATCCGCCGAACAACGCGCCGGCGTTCCGCCTGATGTACTCGGCCGCCGCTCCCTGGCAGTGGTCGATTCTGTTCCTCCTCCATGTGGTCGGCTTCAACGTCTGCTTGTTCGCGATGAAGGAGAGGCCGCGGTGCAAGACCGTCATCCAGTTCTATGGCGTCACGCTGTGGATCTCGATCACTGCCTTGCAGTTCGTTTCCCTTGGACGTTTCACCCCTAGTTCCGCGCTCGAAGTTGTGATCTGCGGGTTTGCAGTATGGGCAATTTTCCGAGCAGGAGCCCCTAAGTGAATGAGACAAGAGCAGTTCTTGGAGTGCCCCAAATAGCCGCCATTCCATCTGCGACCGACAGTGCCAGCACCGTCTATTCGATCATCCTCGCCGTCGGCCTTGGGCTGTTCGGTATCTGGAAGATGGCCGGCAAGGTCAGCCGGGACAAGGTCAGCATGGACGAGGACGGCGCGCTGCGCGCCACCATCAAGACGCTTCAGGCGGAGCGTGACAAGTACATGGCCGCCGCCGAGGAGGCGTGGGGCCGGCGGACAGAAGACGCGGCGGAAATCGCAAAGCTGACCGCCACAAACCAGCACCTTTCCCAGACCGTCACCCAGCTGGCGGAAGATGTCAAGAAGCTACGGGACGAAGTGCATCGCTTGAGAAACGAACTGGCCAAGCGGCCGGTACAACCATAAGGAGTCCACATGGATCTCGCACTACTGCAGCAGGAGTTGACTGTCGACGAGGGCAAGAAGGCAAAGCCGTATCTTTGCACCGCCGGCAAGACCACCATCGGCATCGGCCGCAACCTGGACGATGTCGGCCTGTCCGAGTCGGAAATCCAACTGCTATTCAAGAATGACATCGAGCGGGTTTGCTCCCAGCTCGACGCGACACTGCCCTGGTGGCGCGCGATGTCCGAGCGCCGACAGCGCGTGCTGGCCAACATGTGCTTCAACATGGGTATTGGCGATTCCAAGCGCGGACTGCTGTCGTTCCGGAACACGCTGGCATCGATGCAGCGGGGGGATTACCGAGCGGCCGCGCGCGGCATGCGCGATTCCGCCTGGGCGACACAGGTCGGCGCCCGGGCCGAGCGCCTGGCCAAGATGATGGAGGAAGGTTGATGAGCGCCCTCGGTACCAAGCTTCGCTTGTGCCAGGGCGGCATGGTGATGTTCAAGTGCCCCGGATGTGGTGAAACGCATGGAGTGTACGTTGAGCCGTCGCCGGATGGCCAGGCAAGACCGATATGGGGATTTAACGGCGACGGCGATCGCCCGACCTTCACGCCGTCTGTCCTGGTTCGGACTGGACACTTTGTTCCTGGGCATGAGCACAAGCAGTCGTGCTGGTGCACCTATTACGCCGAACATCCCGATGAAACCAGGGACTTCGAGTGCCGGACTTGCCATTCGTTTGTCACGGACGGCCAGATTCAATTTCTTTCCGACTGCACGCATCACCTCGCCGGCCGGACTGTGCCGCTTCCTGACTTCGAAAGCCAATCGTGAAAAGAACCATTCTCAGCGTTGCACTCTCGCTGGCGCTGGCGGGGTGCGCCAACATCCGATTTCAATGGGCCGCCAGCTACGCGACAGACAACGTGCTCGCCGACTTGGAGCGCGCGGCTAAACCCAGCGAGCCTACAAAATGACGGCCCGCTTCTTGACGAAATTACGCTTGGAGTCCGCTGTCGATGGTAGCGACCGGAAGGTTCTGACCGATCCGCTGGCGTATGAGTCAGAGGTGGCCGGCCGCATCTTCGTAGTGCCCACCGGTTTCCAGACTGATCTGGCGTCGGTTCCGCGGCTGCCGCTCGCCTACCTGCTGTTCGGAGGCGTCGGCGACGCTGCGGCGGTAGTGCACGATTATCTTTACTCCACGCAACAGGTCAGTAGGAAGATGGCCGACGATGTCTTGACCGAGGCCATGAAGGTGTCGGGCGTCGCTGGCTGGCGCCGCTTTCCGATGTGGCTTGGTGTAAGGCTTTTCGGTGGGTCTCACTGGAGTGCCTCGACAACACCGCTTGCCGACCTATAGCCCGTCATAGATGGCGGGTATTGCCGCATAAGCGAGCATAGATGAAGGCTGATTAGCGACGTGAGTTTGCGATCGAATGCCGACTTGCACCAAATCGCAAACTCAACGCTTCTTGAAAGCCATCGGCCACCACTCGTCGACCTCATGCGGATCGGCGGTGCCTGGCGGCTCATCTCGGAATCGGAAATATTTCAGTGCTGGCACCCAGACAGCTTGGCGGCGCTGGCCATTCTTCAGGACGACAATGCACAGCTCGTCGGGGCCGAGACGGGAAAGCGCGCTGTTTGTCACAGCAGCACCTTTGCCTTCATGGCCAGCACCCGAGCTTCCTCGCCTGGCTGCTTGTCCATAAAGTCGGTCATCTCTTTCAAGACTTGCAGCAGCTCGGCGTAGTAGTCAGGAGCCGGCCGCCGCTCGATCTCCTTTGCCATTTCAAGAACGGTCAACGGATCTGCAATAGAGCGGAATTCAGCCATCCGGTATTCCTTCGGCTCTTCGCTGTCGTCATCTAGGGCATTCAAGGCGGCGTCTTTCACAATGGAAAGTTCGTGCATGGGAGAGTAGGGCAGCTTGAAGATCGACATACTGTCTATTCTACAGGGCGAACATGTCGATTTTTTTGCGTTTCGTGAACACGTTCAGGTGACATGTCGATGGCGTGAGCATTTTGGCACCCTCATCAATGAGGGTACCAAACTAGTCCTGCAAGGGCATTGCATCCACCATCGTGTCTAGAGTGGATAGCCGGCCAAGTTCAGTCTGCTCTCCTTGGCAATGGTGTATCACGTTGCGCCGCCTAAGCTTGCGGTAACGCTCGGCATCCTTTTCCAGCTCCATCACCTTGACACGTAGAGCATCGCGCTCCTTCCAGACTTCGCCCGCAGCAATGTTTTGGCGCGTACTTGCCTCCGCCACCGCGTCGAGATCTCGCTTCAGCGCCGCTACCTTTGCTTGCAGTGATTCGATGGTGGCAGCGTCCGTCTCGATCCGTTCCGCGGCCTCTTGCGCCCGGTCATGAAACTGCAAGCGGCTAAGCTCGCTGCTCATTGCCATTTCGTACGGCATCTTCAAGACGCCCAAAAGCATTACGTCGCTCATTGTGCTGTCTCCGTCAGGCGTGCCATATCAAGGGCGTAGATCGACTGCGACCATTCAATATAGGTATGCGGCAGGCCAGCATTGATCGCCGGCCTACAGTCGATAATCCGCTGCAGCCGGTCGCGTTCGGCTACTACCTTGCGATAGTCGGCCATCAGTTCGTCGTAGTCTTTATTTGTCATACTTCCTCCGGTCAGCATCAATTCCCCATGCAAGGCTCGCGGCGCCGATTGTCCAGCAGAAGTACATGAACCCATCGGCCAACTTCCCACCAAACAGGAACACCAGCGATAAGCAGAAAAGCATGCCAGCAAGGAAAGTGAAAAAGTAGGTCATTCTGCTATCTCCTTGGTGGAGGGAGAGGGGGAGAGAGCCTGCCAAGCGGCGTGATACTTGGCGACTCGGGCGAGGTCATGGGCTGACAGGGTGACGAGCCGCAAGACGTTGATGTTGTCTTCGATGTCCGCCAGCTTGACCCTGGTGGCGAGGGGGTTGCGCCTCACGCGTTGGATAAATGCTTCGTAGGGTTCCCCGGCGCTCCGGCTTAGGCTGACTACAGCCTCGATCACCTGCCAGGGAATGCCAGCTTGGGCAAGATCGGTTACGCGCACATCTGCATCTTCGATAACATCGTGGAGAATCGCCACAGCCATCTCCTCTTCGGTTGCCATCTTCGCCATGACGCGCAGCGGGTGCAGGATGTATTCCTTACCGGCCTTGTCAGTCTTTCCGGAATAAGCACGGAGGGCAATGCCTAGCGCAGTCTCGATCAATCCCATTTCAGTCCTCCCAGCCATATAAAATACAGGTGTAAGTCATTGATTTTCACTGTGTTATACAGTGGTTCGAATGCGGCAAATGTGCCTGTCACCTATGGTGTGAAATGCGCCTAACACCATTGATTTCATTGATAAAAGTCGCTGCAAGGAAACGGTTTGTATGGCAAACAGGTGCCTTCTAGGTTTTATGCGGGTTGCAGGGCAGTTTTATGATATTCATATGATATTCGTATGAATGCTCTAAGCCACCTAAGAGGCTTGTTTTACCGTCACCACTTG